TAATGCCCGTACCCGCATACACCGACCTGTTCAACGAGGCCATTGACGACCTGACCGCAACCCTGCAAACCATCACAGGGCTACAAGTCGTCAACGATCCCCGAAACATCGTCCCGCCATGCGCGTTTATTGACGCACCGTCATGGGAAAGCTGGAACTACAACATCGTCAAACTGACATTTCCGGTCAAGGTGCTGACGCTCGGCCCCGCCAACCTGGATGCTCAGCGATCCTTGCTCAACATCTGCGCCATGCTGCTAGCCAAAAACGTGGCCGTCACCGGGGGCCGCCCAACCGTGATCGACATCGGCGGCTCAATCCTGCCTGCCTACGATCTCACCGTCACCATGCAAGCACAGACAAGCTAGGAGCGATCATGTACGTCATTGTCAGCCCGCGCCTCGGTACACCAGGCGACAAATTTGAGCCTGTAGAAGGCACCAACATTGACGCCCTGTTGTCGGCTGGCTTCATATCCACCGACAAACCAAAAAAGTCGTCTAAAGTCAAAGAAGCACCTGAACAGGAGTAACACACATGGCCACCTCGGTTTACCTCTCATCGCCTGACCTCACCATCAATTCCGTATCTTTGACGGATCAGGCCACAGCCGCCGTAATCACCTATTCCGTCGAGGCGTTAGAAAACACGGCGTTCGGCTCAACGGCCCGCACCTACACCGCAGGCCTTGCCAACAACAGCATCACCGTCACGTTGTACCAGTCGTACGCAGCGACCGAAACCGAAGCATCGATCTACAGCCTCGTCGGCACCACCACCACAATTGTGCTGAAGCCAGCATCCGGTGCGGTTTCGGCAACCAACCCGTCGTACACTCTCACCGATGCATACCTTGAAAGCCACACCCCAATCAACGCATCGCTCGGCGAACTTTCAACGATTGACCTCACCTTTACGGGTGGCACACTCACAAAGGCCACCAGCTAGCCATGTTCTCGCCAGCCCAGTCGGGCGGCGCTGAAAACAAATCAAGCAAGCCCGCGCTGGCGGAGCCTTGCCCGACAAAAGGTAACTAATGCGCGTCAAACTCAAGATTGACCTCAAAGACGGGCGTGAACCCCGAACAATGGTCACCAACATGCTTGCCATCGTTGAATGGGAAAAAACCGAAAACCGTCGATCCGCAGATGGCAAAGGCATTGGTTTTGTTGACATGTGCTGCTGGGCATACATCCTGTGCAAACTCGCTGGCGACAAAGTGCCCGGCACGTGGCGTGAATGGGTTGCTGAACACCCCGACATGGAAATCACGCCAATCGAAGAAACCACCGACGAAACCCCTACCATCGCGGCACCTGGCGACGCTCCCTCGCTGAGGTCTTAGTTATGACGGGCTACTGGCCGCCGCAAGTGGAATTTGACACTCGAGACATGACCACCGTGTTCCATGTGCTTGAGCTGCAACAGCAACAAGCAAAGCGGGGCCGCTAATGGCAACCGTTGAAGTGATCGGCGTCAAGCAAATGTTGCAAGACCTTAGGCAGATTGACCCTGAGGCCCGCAAACAATTCGCCAAGGATGCCAAGCAGATTGCCAGCCCGATCGTGCTTGAGGCACAAAGCCGTTACCCTGCACAAGCCTTGTCAGGCATGCGGTATCGCTGGACGCAAAACGGCCGTCAGCTGTTGCCTTGGGATCAGCGTAAAGCTCGACGTGGCGTACAGGTCAAAGTGGATGCTGGACGCAAAAAAGACGGCGTCGTGACCATCATCCAAAAAGACCCGGCAGCCGCAATTTACGACATTGCGGGCCGTGGCAACTCAAACCGCCTAGGTGATGCATTGACCGCGTTTGCTGGCAACCCGTCGCGCGTCATGTGGCCGTCAGCTGAAGCGCACATCACCGACGTGCAGGACGAAATGACTAAAGCGCTTGAACAGGTTGCTACTGAGATAAATCGTAGAATTGCAACCATATGAGTATTCGCATACCCATCATCAGCGAGTTCGACGACAAGGGTATTGCGCGCGCCAAAAAAGAATTCAACAGCCTTGAGACCACCTCGGAAAAGGTCGGCTATGGCATGGAAAAAGCGTTTGTGCCTGCGATCGCAGCTGCGGGCGCACTCGCTGCTGGGCTCGGCATGGCCGCTAAAGCCGCCGCTGAAGATGAGGCCGCACAAGCCGCACTTGCCGTACAGCTCCAAAACTCAACAGGTGCTGGGCAAGAACAAATCGCCGAAGTTGAAAAAGCGATTAGCGCAATGTCACGCCAGGCCGCGGTCGCTGACGACGTACTGCGCCCTGCGTTTGCCGCACTTGTTCGTGGCACGAAAGACATCAACGAAGCCCAATCCCAAATGTCGCTTGTACTCGATATCAGCCGCGCAACCGGGATTGACGCCACCACCGTTGCCGACAGCCTTGCTAAAGCGTACGAAGGCAACTACAAGGCCCTACGATCGCTCACCCCTGAAATGGCGAACCTCATTCGTGAGGGTGCCGACATGGAGACAATCATCAGCGTGTTGGGTGGCACGTTCGGTGGCGCAAACCAGGCATTTACTGAAACCGCTGAAGGCGGCATGGCAAAAATGCAAATCGCGTTTGCCGAAATGCAAGAAAGCATTGGCGCAGCCGTTCTGCCATTGCTCGAGCGCCTGGTACCGATCATTACGAAAATGGCGCAAGCCGTCGAAGAAAACGCCGACGTCGTCATCATTTTGGCTGGCGTCATCGGTACCTTGTCGGCCGCCATTATCGCTTACAACGTAGCGATCAAGACCGCGGCGTTTTTGCAGACCGCGTTCAACATCACGTTGGCTGCCAACCCAATCGGTTTGGTAGTTGCCGCCATCGTCCTGCTCGGTGCAGCTCTTGTCGCTGCATACGCCAAGTTTGAGGGCTTTAGAAAAGTTGTAGACGCCGTGTTTAGCGCAGTCAAAGTTGGCGTTAAAGTCATGGTTGATTTCGTGTCCGGGTACCTCAACACGATGCTGAACGTGTGGACACGCATCATCAACACGATCGCCGATGTATGGAACTCAACCCTCGGCGGCTTGTCATTCAAGATTCCTGACTGGGTCCCAGGTATCGGCGGTAAAGGCTTCACCATCCCCGAAATGGGCAAGATTGGTAGCGGTGGCTCCAGCGCGTCCGTAACGGCCGTAGGAGGCGACAAAAACCTCGGGGTGCCTATTCCCTCATCCACCGGGTCTGCGGTCGTTGTAGCGGCTCCTAGCGTGGCTGGCGGGGGCGGTGGCGGCGGTGGCGCATCCGTCCGACAGATCATGGAAGCCCCAAACATGCTCGGTGCAGGCATCGCCAGCAACCCGTTTACGTCGAGCGCCCGTAACGCCATGCTGGACAACATCACCGTCAACGTCAACGGCGGATTGGCGACCAGCGCCGAGATCGGGCAGGCCGTTGTGGACAGCATTCGCGCTTACAACCGTTCAGCTGGCCCAGCGCGTATTGAGGTCAGCGGGTACGTCTGATGCCCGGCACAGCAATCGTCCAATCAGGCAATTACCTGCTCGAAATTGACGCAGGATTTTCCATTGACGCATTTACGCTGGACGACACAACTAAAGGCGTCCTAGACAACACCACGTACGTGCTGGACGGCACTACGCAGTTTGCTGACGTCACCGACGGCACCCTAAACATTTCGGTGCGTCGAGGACGCCGCGATCAGGGCGACCAGTTCAGCGCAGGCACCATGACATTCACGCTCAATGACACGCTCGCTGACGGCATCTTCAACCCGTTTGACACTCAATCCCCGTACTATGACGCCAACGCCAACGTGCCTGGCTTGGCACCTATGCGCCGTGTACGCCTCGGCCGCTACAACGCCAGCAACACGCTTGAATACTTGATGAAAGGCTATGTGGTCAATTACGACTACAACTTTTCGCTAGGCGGTTTGAACACGGTCAGCGTCTACTGCGCCGACGATTTCTACCTGCTCGCACAGACCTACATGGACGAATACAACGTCACGACCGAAACATCAGGCGAACGCATAGAAAGCGTTTTGAACTTGCCCGAAGTCGACTACCCGACCGGGCCAACCGCCCGCAACATTTCTACAGGC